ACCCCGTCGTCATCGGTCTTGAACTTCCCGATCACAGTCCGCAGCGTGGACACCTTCTCTACGGCGTCAGTGATCGGCTCAATGATATCCTTGTGACGCTCATCAGAAAGACCAGACCACGAACTTCCGCCGTTTGCCATGAATACGCCGGTCGTGCTTTGGTTGACAATGTAGACGGTGTTGTTGTTGTCGGTGACAAACCGCCAGTAGTTGGCATTGTTGGTGTTCTTAATGCGGATTTGTTCGCCGCCATTCTGGACGTGTATTCCGCCTGTTGAGCTAGCAATGGCGCTCGTCGTTCCGACTAGGAAGTCGCCACCAGTGGTGATGCGGGCGCGTTCGGTGTTGTTGGTGTACAAGGCGAACGGATGGTTGGTTTCCGTGCCAGCCGCTCCAACAGAACCGCCGTTCGATGCAAACATATAGCTGGTGACGGAACCGCCAGCAGCGCGCACAACGCCAGTTGCCGCGTTATAGACAACGAGGCCGTTCCCGTAGGTGGATGGCGTGCTTGTCCCAATGCCGACGTTGCCGCTGGCGTCGATCCGCATGACCTCCGTGCCGCCTTCGGCGAACGCGATCTGGTCAGCCGCAGGGAAAAACATCCCGGTGTTCGCGTCGGTACCCTGCACGGCAGGCGTTGCGGCAGAGCCGTCCGTGCCAGAGATGCCGGTAGTTCCGTTCAGAATCAGGGGCATCAGGGGGTCTCCGAAGGAGCGATGACAAGCTTACCTTCTGCCACCAAAGCCATGATCGCAGCGTAATCGCTGTTGGCTGGATCGAGCGGCACAGAGCATTGAGCGCCGTTGATATCGACCAGGATGGCATTTGGCTGCGTCATCGTCGGAGGAGTCTTATAGCGGGCGTTCTTGTACATGATCAGAGTTCCGCCGATGCCGTCCAAACGAAGAACATAAATGCGTTCGTGCTAACGGACGCAGTAATGTAGTGTACCATAAAATTAAAGTTTTGCGTGTACCAACCAAAATCCAACACTGCGTTGGTTGCTGAATAGCTAACACCAACTGTCGGATTTGCTCTCATCTGCACAGGCATGTGTATTCGATACACACCAAGGTATGTGGCATTTGGGGCAGGGACCACATGGTACTCGGTAAAGCCGGATACATTGTAGTACCGCTGGCACAGAGCAATCTCTTGGCCGTACTGGCGGCGCTCGAAAGGTGTAGCTACAGAGCCAACCTCAAACTGAACGCCGGTCACATAGAAAGTTGCGCCTGCGGTGCCGCACCAGTTGGCCTGTGCGGATGTGTTGTTTCTGTCTCCCGAGACCCAAGTTCCAGCCGTCGTGTTTGAGCTTGATCCAGAGCCCAAATCCCAAGACAGATACATTCCAACACCACTATCGGTCAGCCATGTTCCAGATGTGTCACCTGGAATAGTGATAGATTTTTGCTCCCAGGTGTTTGCGGAAGAGATTGTGTATGTGCCCACATAGCTTCTATCTAAGGCATTATTTCTAATGCCAACGCAGTAAGTACCAATAAGGCTTGAGCGAACCCAAAACGAAACTGTTACTGTAGCCGCTGATGGGGTTCCATAGGCAAGATCGTAAATGTTAAACCCTTCAATTCGCTGCTGAATGCGGCACAACTGAGATGCAGTTGCGGTTCCAGCACTTGTGACACTGACAAGAAGAGAGCTTGTGAATCCAGTGGGTACTATTGTACTCCGTTGGAACGAAAGAGTCCCTGAAGTATCTTCATAAACATTCCATCTGTCAGTGGCGTATATGACCGTCGCATTTGGGACACTTACGCTACCGCCACCATACCGCTGGTCAATTCGCATGTCGCCATTGATGATGCGATTACGGAGGAAGCTGCTCGACGGCACCAGCCCAGCATTGAAGGTCGCGTTGCCCGAGAAGGTCGTCGTGCCAGTGTAGGTGACGTTGCCGCTGTTGTCGGACGCGATAAGCGTGCCGTTGACAGTCGGAAGGTTCAGCGTCGTGGTCGTGCCGACAGCAGGCACGTCCATTGTGACAGAGCCGCCACCGGAGGAGTTGAGTCTAACAGGAATGGTCGCCTCCTATGAGGTCGAAAGCAGACATCACAAAACAGTCCATGTGCTGCCCGAAGGCACGGTCACGACCGCTCCACTCGCCACCGTAATCGGCCCTGCCGTCATGGCGTTATAGCTGGTCGGAATCGTGTAGTTGGCCGACACTGTGGTCGGGTTCACGAAGAACGTACCAGCCACATCGCCGTTGACCGTGAGCCGAGAGACGGCGGTGGTCGTGTTGACCAGAAGGTTGGCGCTGCTGTCGATGCGAGCGACTTCTGTACCGCCCTCAACAAAGGCCACCGTGTCAGCAGCAGGAAAGAAGATGCCAGTGTTTGTGTCTCCTGAGACCGTGATGGACGGCAGGGACACAGAGCCTAGAGCAAACTCAACCTGGGCATTACTGTTGATACGAAGAGCCTCAACGCCACCCTCAGTGAAGGCAATCGTGTCGGCGGCTGGAGAGAAGATGCCCGTATTGGGATCGCCTGAGAACGTGAGACCTGGGGCAGAAACAGTCCCTGGCACAATGCCAAGAACGCCGGTCATCGTGTCGCCAGCCTTGGCAACGGCGCCCAGTGCAGTCAGAGCATTAGGGGCCGTCGTCGCCCCAGTGCCGCCGCTACCAATCGCCAGCGTGCCTCCAAGGGTTACTGCCCCAAACGAAGCGGTGGACGGCGTAAGGCCGGTAGAGCCGCCGCTGACAGACTGAACGGTCCTGCTGGCAGGCAGGCTGATAAAGACATCCTTCGTGCCGACGCCGAAGTTGACGATGCTGCCCCCGTTACTAGACGAGAGGATCGTCGTGCGGGCCAGGGTGGACGGGGCCGTGAACGTGCCGATACCAACTTCCCAGTTGGAGCCGCCCTGATCCGCTGCCGTGTAGTAGGTCGTGTCGCCCGTATCGAGAACCGCGTCGAACGTCTGATACCCAGTGACCGCACCAGCAAGCGCAAGGCTGCCTGTGCCGACAGTGGCGCTACTCTCTCGGACGCGATCCGCGATTACGAAAGGCATCTCAGTTGATCCTTACAATCGCGCTGAGATCGGTGATCTGAGGAAACTGAACCTCGAACCTGTTGTTCACAGCAAACCTCGTTGTGCCAAAGTCTAGCACAAGGCAGGCCGGGTTAGTGTAGCTGTGTGCCGGGGTCGTGTTGTAGATCAGCGCCCCACGAGCAGAGAACGTCGCAGCCAGCCACGTCGCCGTCTGGAATGAACAGACACCAGCCAAGTTGTACTCGGTTGGTCCTATGTTTGTGAGAGATAGGCCACCAGCAGTGTAGCCGCCTCCGGAGATTTCCCCGGTCGTGGAATAGGCAAGCGTCGTAGAGTTCAGGTTCGCAGCCTCAGTGTAGAGGGCGATCTTGAACGTATCCCCACCGACCGTGCGGAAGTCATGCACGCCTTCAAGAAGCTGCTTCTTGAAGCTCGTGCAGAAGGCTTGAACGATTGCCATCGTCTAATCCTAGGTCGGCGCGATACGCGGCATATCAAGGCGGAAGTTGTCGCGCTTATCCATGCCTTCACCCAGGTTCTTCAGGCGGGCAAGAGCCTCATCGTACCGCTGGCGGTAGAGAGTCTGAAGATCGGGGTCGCCCTTCATATAGGTATAGGCTTCACACAGCGCCCCATAGAACAGGACGCTCTCCGTATTGTCGCCAAGCCAGGACGTGCCAGCGTCCACGATGCTCGGCGGCTCATAGAAGTAGTGAAGCTCAACCTCAAAGAAGCTGCTTGGCGTCGGCGCAACCACAAACGTCGCGTCGTTGAATAGGGCATAGTACCGAGGCACGCCCGTCAACGTTGGGTTTGGATAAGCCTCGTTGATATATCCAACTTCCTTTTCCAGCATGTAGGAATACACGCCAGTACCGCTGATAACCGCCATCGAGTAGGCGGAAAGGAAGTCAGTTGGGGCAGCAAGGTACTTGTTGTTCTGGACAAAGTTGGACACAGCATTGCGCTTCAGGACCGGGATTTGAGCGGACTGATAAATCCGATCCTCGGCCAGCTTCACAATGTCAGGAATGGCGGCAACGAACTCCGACGAGGAATTCTGCGTGTAGTCCTGAAGCAGAGCTACAAGGGTTGTGTAGTTCATTGCCGCCTAGTCCTCAGCCCATCGGGCCGCGAGCCATCGTGCCCTTGATGGCTGCACCCGTACCACGAATCTTAGTGGCCTTCTTGGGCGAGCCTTCGTTGGCGACAATGGCTTGGTTCGGAGCGTTGGTCACGCCTTTGTTGGCGACCGGCTTCAGGTCATACGCGCTCGCGTCAACCGTCTTCACGCCGTCCGGGGTCTTCTTGCCGTAAACGGCACCGCCAGTCTGGTTCATGGCACGAGCAATGTTCCGCCCGTACTTCTTCATGTCCATGCTGGTCGGCGTGTGGGCCTTGCCCTTCATGATGCGCTCCTATCCTACAAAGATAGCAACGTTGCCCACGTTGCCGTTCGTCGTGGTGGCAGAATTGCCAACAGGATTCCAACCATTCAGGCTTCGGCCTGGGTTAATATCCGGCCTCGGGTCCTGCAAAGCAACTGGATCATTGATGGGGAACTTGCCCAACTGATACTGGGGATGATCCACATCATTGCATTCATCGCACACCTTTAGGCCGGTGGGCTTCTGGTTAACAACCTGCCAAGTCAGGTCTTTTAGGTCATACCTCTGGTAACACCTGTCGCAAAAAGCGTAAGCTTTGTTGCCGCGCGCAAACTTAACCGTCATGGGTACGAAGACCAGGGCACGAAGCGAGCAGGCTCGCGACCGCGATCCTCGTCCGCAGCAAGCTGGAACTGCTCCATGTATTCCTGCTTCAGCAGAGGAACCCTGGCCGCAGCCTCCGGGCGCTTCATTGCAACCTGAAAGGCAAGACCAGCGATGAGGGCGGGGACAAAACGCACCGGCATGTCCATTACGTCAGTTGACGTAGTGGCATCCTGAATCCGACGCATCGTCCAATACAGAATCGTGTAGGGCAGATCGGGAACCGGCCAGAGCGTGTACTCCGGGCTCACCTGTCGGTTCACATAAATCTGAAGAGGGCGACCCGTCGTGTTCTTGTTTGGCAGCGTGGCGTAATCGCCAACGCCAATACGAGACACGGTATAATCCAGAGGCGATCCGCTGGTGGTAACCCGGATCATCGTCTCGATGATATCAATCGTGTCGGCTGCCAGGGAGTAGGTCTTCACCCCAGGCGTAAGAACAAGAGCATTCTCCTGAACGGTCCAGAGGTTCAGACCCCGGTTCGACCACTCAGCCGACAGAATGTTCAGGGATCGACGGGCAGTACGGAAATCATAGCCCGTGCGAGCCTCAAGGCCAGCGCGCTCGTATGCCTCCTCGATGAGGTCGGCAATGTCGAGATTCCAGACCGCTGTACCGGAGGTCGTCATTTAGGGTCGCCCCAGTTTGGAGTGTACGCGAGCCACTGACTTGCTCTTCCCACTAGGACTTATAGGCCAACTCTTGCGAGCAGGCCCAGTCTTCGTTTTAGCCATCGTGGCCTTCTGCCCAGAAGACATCTTGGCGGCGGCGGCAGAGGGTCGGCAAGCAGGGTATCCGCGTTTGGACTTCTCAGAGCCGCTTCGGCCACACGGCTTCCCGGTCTTGATATCCACCCACTTCTCACCAAACCACTTGCCGAGCCCGCCCTTCATTTCTTGGACACCCTATTATCAGGACCCCGCCAAGTGCCGCCCTTCTTCTTGTACTCCTTGGATGCCCAGGCATTCGCATAGGCAGAAGGGTACACGTCAAACTTGGCCCTAGCGGCACTCTTGGCGGCAGCCCACAGCTTCGGGTTTTGCGGCTTAACCCGACCACCCTCGGCCATGCGAGAAGCCTCGGAAAGAGCAATCGCCACAGCCTGCTTCGGGTTCTTCACCTTCTGCCCACTGGACGACTTGAGGGAACCCTCTTTGAACTCCCTCATGACCTTCCCGATTTTCTCCTGCTTCTTCACACCATGCGGCCCTTGGTCTTGCCACGAGTGGCGCAACCATCGCCACGGGTGACGCCACCGGACTTCATCTTCACAGCGCCGCCCTTGGCCATGCGAGAAGGACGGCCCGGCGGCGGTTCGTCCGTGGGGACCATACGAGGATCAAAGCCACGCATACCACGAGGAGGCGTCATGTCCTCCTCGAAGCTGCGACGCGGCGGCATCGGCTCGTCGGTTGGGACGGCATTGGAGCGGAAGCCCCGCATGCCACGGGGCGGCGTCATATCCTCCTCATAGGAGGGAACGCGACGGCGACGGTCCATTAGATGAACTTCCCCTTGGTCTTGCCGTGGGCGGCAACGCCATCCGCACGCTTGGAGGCAGAGCCGCCAGCCGCCATCTTCTTGACGTAGCCGCCCTTCTTCATGCCCTTCTCGGACTTGTCTTCCATCTTCTCGGCGCGAGCAATCTCCTTGCGGATCAGCTTCTTGTCCATCGCCTCATCAGCGTGAATCTTGCCACCCTTGGCCATGCCGCCTGGACGCATCGCGCGAGCGCCAAAACGCGGCATCGCCATGCCAGCATCGGCACTACCACCAGCCTTCGGCATACGCGGCTTCTTCATGTTCATTAGCTTTCTCCTGCCATCTTCATGGCTTCGGTTTCGCATTCATCGGTGCGACGAAGCCATCCGCGACCGAACGTCTCAAAAGCCTTGAGGCTTTTATAGAACTCACGCCTGTCTTCGGCAAAGCGAACAATGAGGTTCTTGGCCGGGACTGCGTTAACGGCAGCGATGGTCTTCGGGCCAATAGCTCCATCGGGTACTGCCCCAACACAACGCTGGAGAATCTTGGCTGCACGACCAACCCCACCATTCACGGCGAGATCGAAAACAGACAGGTCCACACCAGGAGCCCACTCATCGCAGCGGGCCTTGTCCCAATACCGAGTGCGGTAGAGGTCATGGAGGTGGGCGTCTGGAATATTCCGAAGCTCGTCCTTGGTGACATCCCGGCCAAGGTATTCCTTGTAGACCGCCAGGGTCACGCCCTTCATCGTCGCGCCGCCAGGGTCACGGGGATGGTCAGACCACCCACCCTCATGGTGAAGCACGAACTTCAGGCAGCGTTCAAAGTTGTCTTTCACTTGCCCATGATCCTGTTCATGGCCTGGGTCTTCTCGCGAGAGCCAGCCGAAGAGCCGAAGTAGTAAGAGACGATAGCGCCCCATGCCGTGCCCAATGTCCCCAGCATAACCAGCATTGCCTCGCCACCATTCTCAGGCAGGCCGTAGGCAATCATCCAGAAGAGAACGCCAAAGAAGCCGAAGGTCACAGCAGCCGCAAGAAACTTGGGCGTGTGGTCGCCCGTCTTAACTTCTCGTTCACGGGCAGAACTACGATCCTCGTTCGATATGCGCTCAAGATCAACATCAAGCTCACGCATCCGGATCACGAAGTTATTTTCTGCCTGCTTCAGGGCAAGCAGTTGTTCTGGCGTGGCGCTCTTGGCCGCCTCTATAAGCTCATCCTCGGTCCCATCCGGCTTTCCAAGAAGAGCTTCGGAGATGGCTCGCGTCGCCATCCCCGCCAGCGGGCCACCTACGGCAGTAGCGATGGACGGGGCAACGGTGCGGACAAGATTAAGAAGGGCTTCCATCCTATCTCTCCAGCATGAACGTCAGGTTCTGATGACGTGGATAGGTGACGGTACGCTCCCCCTCCGGGCACTTGTAACGGATTGTGGCGAGCAGGGTTGCCCGGCCAGGGCTAACCGGAGACCTGTCTGAAAGCTCTAGCGTATAGGTGAAGGTGTCGATCTCTGGGCCAGCCGGTCCAGTGAAGCGCGTCATGCTAGGCGTTGCCTCATGAATGAGGCCAGTGGCATCCCTGACCGTGACGCTGAAGCCTTCTACAGAGCAATCATCCCGACGCTTGATCCGGGCCACGGTCACGGTGATTGGCTGGCCTATTCTGCCATCAGCAATCCTGAAGTGTTCGGGCGTCCAGGTGATGATCTCGTTCCGGAACCACCCAAACTTTTCCCCAGCCGTATAGCCGCCAACAGCCAACGCAAACGTGGCTGTCGCAAATTGAACGACAGGAGTTAGCTTAGGCAGTTCCACATCAAGCCCCAGGCTCTTGAGGTGCAGGCTTCTTGCCAAGAAGCTTCTTTACTGTCTCGGTCTCGTAGATGCGGATAGCAGTCCAGCAAATCGTGAAGATCGCTGCGATGCTTGGCAGGACGCCAGCTAAAGTAGCCACGACAGTTCCTATAGAAACCGCATCAACAACGTTCTTCACTGCTTCCGTGTCTTGGGTCATATCAGCAATTCCAGGCCCGTAGGGACTTGTTGATACGAGAGTTGGGATCGTTGGCCGTCTTTGCCGAGGTGAGCTTCTTCTTCATCCCCTTCATGCGCGCACAAAAGCTGTCCCGCCTGGAACCGCCTTCAGGCTGGGGAGGCTTCAACCCAGGTTTCCCTGGGTTGGCCCGGTTATAAGAAGCTCGGCCTTTGGCATTCAGGCCACCAGACTTGGACTTGCCTTCGGCACGCTGCCAAGCTGGGGTCTTAGCCATAGATGACCATCACCGAGGCAACGTCCGTCAGGTCGGCAAAGATGCCGGTCTGAAAGAGAAGCCCCTCGCCCGGCATCAGAAGCCAGTTGGTGCTGGTCGATCCGGTGATCGTATTCACAGTGATCTTGCTTGGGCCAGCCACGGTAGAGCCGTCCCGAAAGACAACACTGCCCGCCCCGGCAGCAGGAACAATGTAGATACCCTTCACGCGGCAACGGCCAATCGCATTGCCCGCTTGGTCATTCATCACGCCGTCCGTCGTGCGGACGGCGCTAGCAAGGACATCTGTCTGCATGACGCAGAGCCCTCCTTAGCTGTTAGGCGCTGGCAGGGTTCTGGGCGCCGTTCGGAGCGCGCTGGACGTAGGAGACGGTGATGATCGCACGACCAACACCAGCCTCCGAGCCAACCGCATAGCGCACGAACACAGGCGTACCTGCCGAAGTCGAGGTCTGCCACGCAAGCTGCGTCGTCGCCGTGGCGGTACCACGGAAGCGGCCACCAGCCGTCGTTGCCACGGCAGCCATAAGCTGTGCGCCGCCAGTCGCGTTACCAACCGACACAGTGGAGGTGGAGGTGCCGCCCGGAACCACAACCTGATCGACCGTGATGTCCACGATCTGAGAACCCTGGGGCAGAATGCCGAGAGCGGCATCCACGTTGCCGACGCCAGCCGTCACAACGCCCGTGTCATAAGACTGGGTAAGAACAACAAGGCCCGTATTACGGGCAGCGCCCTCACGGACAGTGCCCGAGCGAACCGGGCCGGAAAACGTGGTGAACGCCATCGTTTTTCTCACACACTATGGCTTCACTGTCTCGTTCATGTCTGCCGGGACAGTCAGTGAAGCCGGTTTGCCCGGAATCACCCACATTATGCCCGGTCTAGAAAGGTTACAGCAAGCACAAAAAAAGCAGGGGGCCGAAGCCCCCTGCCCGTTATTCGGCGTGCGGACCGTCTTACGACGAGCCGGGCGAACCGAAGATGCCCAGCGGGTCAGACACGCCGAAGCTGTAACGCTCGCGAGCCTTGTAGCGCGCGTTGCCCGTGTCGAAGTCCCCATCCATCGACGTGGCGAGCGGCGAACGCACAAAGTGCTTCATGCCGTTCGGGATGTCGGTGATGAGGAACCACGCGTTCGGGTCGGTCAGGAAGTGGTTGACCGTATAGCCCTCGGGGATAGACCCGTTGGACTTCAGCGCGTTGATGTCGTTGTCAGCCGTGCCGGTACGGAGTTCCGTCTCCAGCAGTCGGGTGGCAACGAACATGTTCGACGGCGGCACAATCAGCTTACGCGGACGGGCCGCGATCAGCAGACCACGCTCATCCGTCCAGGCGGCGATCTGAATGACAGCAGCCTCAAGGCTGGTCTCGTTCAGGTCGGTCGCCGTGGCGGGGCGGTTGCTGTTGTAGCCACCCGACACCAGCGGATGCTGGGTGTTGAACAGCGTAACGCCGTCACCAGACTGGTAGCTGGTGAAGCCGTTGTTCAGCGGGAACGCAGCCTTCACCTGCTTCGTGAACGCCATCGAGCGCGCAAGCGCCTTGGTGTAACGAGCAGACAGGCTGTCGTACAGGTTGTCTTCCATCGCCTCTTCGGTGATGGAAAAGCCGTACGCGATGGTCTCATGCGTATAACGAGCGGTCCAGGCTTCCTGGCCGTTGTCGTACGCAATCGCCGCACCTTCGTTCTTGACCGGGGCAGCAGCAAAGCCCGAGAGCTTCACTTCTTCTTCAAAGGAACGCTCCGAGTTCTCAGTCTCGTAGATTTCCTTATGCTCCTCAGCGTACCGCTTGTACTCCAGGCCGAACAGAGCGTTCAGACCCGGAAGCAGTTCCTTGAGAAGCTGTGCGCGTGAAATAGCCATCTTTCACAGCCTCCTTAGCTGGCAGCCGTACCGGCAGAGCCGGTATTGCCGGTGCGGTGGAAGTGCGTGTTGATACGCACGATCACATCGGTGAACGCATCGCCAATCTGGCTGGTCGTGCTGTTAACGAAGTCAACAATACGAACCGGCAGAGTGTTGGTGGTCGCGATGCTGGAGGCATCGAGGCTCACACCGGAGTTGATGTTCACGCCGCTGCTGCCAGCAACGGTCTGGATCAGAGCCGCATTGCAGCCCAGAGCCGTCTGACCGAGGCTGTCGTCAGCCTGCACCTGGAACAGAGCGTCCGGGTCATCCACGACATAAGCCTGGATGTCGGTCGCCGTGTTGCCAGCCGTATAGTTCTGGCGGAACACCGTGCCGTAAACCGGATCGGTGAACGTGACGCCCACGAACACGCCGACATAACCAAAGCCACCACCCGTCGAGGTGATAGTCGCGGCGGTCGTGGTGGCGTTGAAGCGCGCCAGAGTACCACGGGTCGAACCCGTGTTGGTGATGATCACCGGGTCGCCATACTGAATGTTCACGGCATAGCTAGCGGGAATCGCATACTCGCGAGTCGAACCAGCATAGCCCTGACCACCCAGAAGGTTGATGGGACGAAGCCCATACGGGGAAGAGGTCGAAGCCACTTTCCGTTACCTTTCCATGTGGGGTTGGGAGATATGGCCCAAAGAATTATTCCCTGGGACCACGACCAAACGTGGTCCTCGAAGACCGCTCCGGACGAAGGACCGGCATACGAGGATCGCTCTCGCGCATCAGATTGTTGTCCACGCTGTCCATCTGCTGTTGCGCCATATTCCCATAGTAAGCCGCACGCTGCCGCACGACTTCCTCCGGAATCTTACACAGAAGGAGACCACCGACTTCGATGTTGCCCTTAAAGCGACTGTCTTTGTCGGCTGCCAGCATCAGTTCAGGATGATCTTCGGCACGAACAGGCACATAGCCCTCGCGTAACTGCTTGCTGACATTGGTGTTGTCCACCGAGTTCATCATGCTCGTGCGGACCCAGCGGAAGACATACCCCGGCTCAGGCTTAGGATCAGGAAGGATCGAAGGGGGGCGCCAAGAAGTCGGGCGAATCTGCTGTTCGCGCGTTTCAAGGTCGCGGGGGGTGCGGTCAGCCATGACCGTAATCCTTCAGATACTGAGCAACGTATTGCTCGGGGGTAAGGCCGAATCTCTTGGCTAGCGAAACCTGAGACGGCGTGAGACGCACTGTGCGGTTGGTCTTGGTGCTACGAGTAGCGGGAGCGACCACCGATGCCACCTTAGCCGTCGCGTCAATTTCCGGCTCAGGTTTCTGGAAGTACTCGGGGAAACGGCGCTGAACGCGCTGCGTGATTTCCTCGTAGTACTTATCACCACGCGGGTCGAGCTTATGCTCTCGGATCAGCATATCGCTGACAGCATAGGCGTAACCCGTCATCTCCTTCTCAAGCTCGTTCTGCCCCTCGAACCAGGAATTACGCCCGGCCCACTCGACGGCCTTTGCATCCGGCTGAGGACGAACTTGGGGAATCTCATACTGCGGCTCGGGCAGAGCAACCGGCTTGTAGTTCGCATACCGATCATGCTCATTCACGAAACGCTGAAGCTGCTCCTGATAGTCCAGGAACTTGTCGGTCTCGCCAGCCTCGAACGCTTCCTTCATCAGCCTCTTGGTGGCGCTGATGTCAGACTCGGCACGAGCCTTGGCTTGATCGGCAGCAAACTTCTCCGTGTTACCGGCGAGTTCGCGGTACTTCTTGTTCTCTTCAGCAAGGCGCTGGGCAAGCTGAATTGCCTCGTCGCGTTCCTTGGCGGCA